TTGACGGTCTGAAGAAGCGTCTTACCGGTTCTCAGGTGCTCTCTGCGGGCACGAACGGCATGGGTCCGGTTGCGGGTGGCCATGACTTCTTTGACGCTCTAGACGCGCTCATTGCTCAGGTTCCCGGTCTGTCTGCCGGTAATGGCGCCCTGTACGCCAACCGTTCGGTTATCGCCAAGGTCAAGAGTTCTGCTCGGCGCCTTGGTGGTGTGGACATGGTCAAGGAAGCCCTAACCGGCAAGATCGTGGCCACGTACAACGGCATTCCGCTTCTCGACCCGGGCCAGACTGCGGCCGGTGCGGACATCCTTCCGCAGACCGAGACTCAGGGCACGTCTAACGCTGCGTCCTCGGTCTACGCGGTCAAGTTCGGTGCGGACGAGGGCGACCGTGGTGTTACCGGTCTGACCAACGGTGGCGTTCAGGTTCAGGACATGGGTCTACTGACCTCGGCTCCTGTTTACCGTACGTTCCTTGAGTTCTACACCGGTCTTGCCCTCTTCGGTGGCAAGGCTGCCGGTCGTCTGACTGGCGTCATTGCCGCGTAAGGAGTAGGGGTTGCCACCGCGTAAGAAGGTTGCGACCGCTACCCCCTCGTGTCCGGATTCCTGCGGTTCCTCGTCTCGGGTTGAGAGCTACAACGCTTCTCGCCCGGACGGGGAACCGGTTCAGGTGGTCCGGTGCATTGAGTGCGGTGCTCAGTCGGTCGATAGCACTTCCTGAATTCAGGAGTTGGTCTAGTGCCGGGTCTACCACCCCTTGCAACTATTGATGAGCTAGCGACTTGGATGCAGGTGGACCCGGCTTCACTTCCGGTGTCTGCGTCGCTAGCGCTTGACACTGCATCTGCGATTATCCGGGCTGAGGCTCGGCAGCATTTCACGCGCCGTTCAACCACGGTGACGCTCTATCCCGAGTCGGTCACGTCGTGGGGGAGCGTGGCTCACGTTCGTACGTGGGTTGTTCTCCCTCAGCGTCCAGTCATTGAGGTTGCGTCCGTCCTTGACGACGAGGGGGCGCCGGTTGCGTACAAGCTAGTGCGCGACACGTTGACCCTTGAGCGGCCCTGTGAGGCTGTCTCCGTGACGTACACGCACGGGTACGCGGAAGTGCCCGGGGACGTTAAGGCGGTCGCTCTAAGCGCTGCCTCACGCGTTCTGAACAACCCTGCCGACATTCGCCAAGAGGCGGTAGGCAGTCTGTCTGTCACGTATGCCGCTGAGACCATCGGCGCATCTCTTGCCCCTGCGGACAAGGATCTACTTGCCCGCTACCGGCGCCGCGCGTCCACTGTGAGGCTCGGATGAGTCTCCTAACGGCCGATGCGGCAACGGTTGTCCGGGCCCCGTACAAGACAGACAAGTACGGGAACACGTCGACTGAGCGCGATTGGTCTAAGGCCGTTCGGTCCCCGTTGGCCGGTGTGAGTTTCCAGCCGGATTCAAGCACTGAGCCAACGGGGGACCGGCCCTTTGTGGTCACTGGTTATCGACTGATCACGCATCGGGGCATGGATGCTGACATTCTCCCGACCGACCGGGTTGAGGCGTACGGCATGACCCTTGAGGTTGATGGGGAGGTTGCTCGGTTCCGTCTTGGTGGTCGTGTCCATCACGTTGAGGTACGGCTTAAGAGGGTGACACCGTGAGCAACGTTCGCATCACGTACAACTTTGATTTCATCCGCTCTCTCCCCAAGAACGTCAAGGCCGGGCATGTGGTTTTGGCTGAGGCTAACCGCATGAAAAGCGGAGTTGAGGGGGAGGGAGTTGAGGCCAGGATTGACTATCAGGCTGACGGTTCCCGCTTCCGTGCCGCAGTGATTGCCGGTTACGAGGAGACGGCTACCGCTGAGAACACCCGTAAGGCTCTCCTGAGGAATCTAGGGGGCTCGGGTGGGTAAGCCGGTGGTGTTCTTCCCGGACGCCGTTCTAGTGGCTATTCAGTACCTCAGGGGCGCGCTTGGTGTCCCTGCCTATTCGCAGGTGCCTGAGGTTCTTCCCGCTGAGTTCATTCGGGTTGAGCGCTTGGGTGGCATGCGAAACACGCTCGTTACGGACCGACCCCGTATCGACATTGAGTGTTGGTCGGATAGCGAGGAAGACGCGGAAGCGTTGATGAGTCGGGCTCGCGCTTACGCGCTCGCTATGGCCGGTAAGCGTGGCGACACCACGGTTTACAACGTGGCTGAGGTCACCGGCCCTCAGTACCTCCCGCATGCGGAATCGGGCAAGGCCCGTTACGTGTTCGCGGTCGAGTTTTCAACCCGTGCCCTTGCAATGTGACCCTGCGTATACCGCCGGCACGGGATTTCATATACGCACAGTGACGAAAGGCTGAACCGTGGCAGGTGACATCGCCAACCCCCGCCTATGGGAAGGTGCGGACCTTTGGACCGCTCCTGTAGGTACCGCGCTTCCGACGACTCTCGACGTTGCTATGTCGACCGTTCCGGATTGGAAGGCCGTTGGTCTTCTTTCTGAGGACGGCGCGAGTGAGGCTCGGGACGAGGATTCGAGCGACTTCTATGCGTGGGGCGGCAAGCTCATTCGCACGCAGCGAAGCAAGCACAAGCGGACCATTTCCGTTACGTGCCTTGAGGACAACCTAGTCGTCTTCGGGCTCGTCAACCCGGGTTCCACCGTGTCGACTACGGCCGGTGTTAACACCCGCACCATCAAGATTCCAAAGAGCGAGAAGCGCTCGTTCACCCTTGAGCTAGTCGACGGCGACGTTAAGAAGCGTCGACACATTCCCACGGGTGAGATCACGGAGGTTGGTGAGGTCACGCTCTCTGAGTCTGACCTGAGCGCGTATGAGCTAACCATCACCATTTACCCGTCTGTTGACGACGTGCTTTACGTCGACTACGACAACGACCCTCAGGGCGCTGTGCCGGAAGCTGGCTAAGCACTTCCTGAATTCAGTACCTGATACCCCAACACCCCAAGATTAGGAGCGTTCCCGTGCCCACGAAGAACGACGTTACCGGCAAGGCCCATGCTGTTGAGTTCAACGGCGACACGTTCGCGGTTCCGCCCGCTGAGGAATGGGACATCGACGTTCTAGAGGCCATTGACGAGAACAAGCTAACCCACGCTCTCAAGGCGCTGCTTGGTGAAGACCAGTATGCAACCTTCCGAGTGACCAACAAGAAGGTCAAGGATCTTGGCGCGTTCTTCGAGGTTGCCGGTAAGTCGGTGAGTGCGGGAAACTCCTAACCCTTCTCGCGTTCCTTCGGGAACACGGGGACGCTGTTGAGGCTGATCTAGCCTTTCGGGGTATTGACCTACTCGACATGTGGCGGGGGACTCTGAGCCCCCGCCGTGTGGACGTTCTCATTCGCGGGCTTCCGCCCGATTCTGCGACTCGCCAAGCGATGAACGGTGAGCCGCTTTGGTCTCGTACTGATTTTATCCTCGCTGACCTTGTGGACTCTACGAACGCTGTTCAGTGGACGATTGCGAACAAGGATCTAGAGCGGCGTAACCGGCAGGCAACACCTGACCCGTACCCGCGACCGGGGTTGACCAAGTCGACCAAGAAGGAAATCACAGCGGCTGATCTGCTCGCGTTCCGCGAACGTACGAAGGGGGCTTAATGCCTGCGCCGGAAATCGCAGTTGCGTATGTCTCCATTGTTCCGGAGATTCAGGGTTTCGCTCGTGATCTGCGCGCACAGATCGTTGGTCCGGCGGCTGACGCCGGTGACCAAGCGGGCGAGGCCGCCGGTGGTGGGCTTAAGGACAAGCTCAAGGCGGGTGCTGCGGCGGCGGGTATTGCTGCCGGTGCGGTGCTCGCCAAGGGTATTGCTGACGCCATCGAACAGGCGGACATCACTAAGAAGCTACAGGCTCAGCTAGGTGCTTCTGGTAAGGACGCTAAGCGTTACGGCGACGTGGCTGGAAAGCTGTACGCCAAGGGTGTTACTGAGAACTTTGAGCAGGGTGCTGAGGCTATCCGCTCTGTGGTTAACGGTGGCCTTGTCAAGCCGGACGCTACGAACAAGCAACTTGAGTCCATCGCAACCAAGATGAGCGATGTTGCTACCACGTTCGGTACCGATATGGGCATGCAGACTCAGGCAGTCAGCGCGCTTATGAAGAACGGTCTAGCGAAGAACGCCAACGAGGCGCTTGACGTGATTACGACCGGAATGCAGAAGCTAGGCCCGAACGCAGACGACTTGCTTGAGACGTTCCAGGAATACCCGGTACAGCTCAAGAAGCTTGGTCTAGATTCCAAGACGGCTATGGGTCTCTTCTCTCAGGGTCTCAAGGGTGGTGCCCGTGATACGGACATCATCGCTGATGCCATGAAGGAATTCTCTATCCGCTCCATTGACATGAGCGACGGTTCCCGAGCCGCGTACAAGTCAATTGGTCTGGACGCTCAGACCATGGAAAAGATGATCGGTAAGGGTGGCTCGTCTGCCACCAAGGGGCTTGACATGGTCCTTGACAAGCTCCGTGGGATTCACGACCCGGTCAAGCGTGAGGCTGCTGCGGTCGGTCTGTTCGGTACTCAGGCTGAGGATTTGGGCTCGGCCCTATTCGACCTTGACCCGAGCAAGGCTGTTGCTGCGGCCGGTAAGACCGAGGGTGCAGCGGGGAAGCTTGGTAAGACGCTCCGTAGTGGGCCTATCTATCAGATCAAGACATTCGCCAAGACGCTACAGCAAGACCTAGTTGAGGTAATCGGCAAGTACCTCATTCCGGCCCTGACTAAGGTCGGGGAGTTCGGCAAGGCTGCTTGGTCTTGGATGAAGGATAACCAGGGTTGGCTACTCCCGTTCGCTGCGGGCATTACGGCGATTGCTGTTTCTGTCGCGCTCTATACGGGCGTGGTGCGTACGGTCTCCGCTGTTACTAAGGCGTGGGCGGCTATTCAGGCCGCGTTCAACGCCGTTATGGCAATGAACCCTATTGCCCTCGTCGTGCTCGCGCTGGTGGGCCTTGCTGCGGCCCTGTACGTGGCCTATCAGAAGTCGGAAACCTTCCGCTCGATCGTTCAGGCCGCATGGGCTGCTATCCAGGCGGCTGCTAGCTATGCATGGAATGTTGTCCTTAAGCCCATCTTTACGGCTCTCGCGGATATCGTGAAGTGGATTTACGGCACGATTATCAAGCCGATCTTTGGGTTGATTGTCGGTGTGGTCAAGGTCCTTTGGGCCGGGTTCAAGCTGTACATCAATTTCATCATCGGCATTTTCAAGACGCTTGGCAGCACTGCTAAGTGGCTTTGGAATAACGCGATCAAGCCGTTCTTTGGGTTCATCGCCGATAAGGCTAAGTGGCTTTGGAACAATGGCGTCAAGCCGTTCTTTGGCTATTTCGTCGGGGGCATCAAGCAGCTCGGTAAGTGGGCCAAGTGGCTTTGGGATAACGGGATTAAGCCCCCGTTCAATTTCATTGCCGATAAGGCTAAGTGGCTTTGGGACAAGGGTGTCAAGCCTGCCTTTGATGCGCTCAAGGCCGGAATGAAGAAGGTTGCTGACGCCTTTAAGACGGCTAAGGACATGATTGGAAAGCAGTGGTCCAAGCTTTCCGATATCGCCAAGAAGCCTATCAATTTCATCATTGATACGGTCTACAACAAGGGCATTGTTGGCGTCTGGAATAAGGTTGCCGGGGCTTTCGGCGCACCCAAGCTGAACAAGTTCAAGGGCTTTGCTACGGGTGGCATTCTGCCGGGTTATACGCCCGGCCGTGACGTTCACCTAGCGGCTCTGTCCGGTGGTGAAGCTGTGATGCGTCCTGAGTGGACGCGTGCCATGGGTCCGGGCTATGTGAACAGCATGAACGCTCTTGCCCGTAAGGGTGGCGTGGGCGCTGTTCAGAAGGCTATGGGCGGCGGGCTTCCGGCGTTCAAGGACGGCGGCATTTTCGGTTGGATCGGTTCTGCCGGTTCGGCTCTAAAGGGTGCCGGTTCTAAGGCGTGGGAAGGCATTAAGAAGGGTGCCTCTTGGCTCGCGGACACGCTTGAGGCTTCCGCGCGAGCGGGTGTCAAGCATGTTGTCAACCCTCTGATTTCCATGATTCCGGGTACCGGCAACGGGTTCGGGAAGATGGTTAAGGGCATCCCGAACAAGATGGTTGATTCCATCTTTGGGTATGCCAAGAAGGCGGACAAGAAGAACGACGCTTCCCCGAATATCCACTACAAGCCGGGTGCCGGTGTTGCTCAGTGGAAGGGTGTTGTTCTCAAGGCTCTTGGGATGGTTGGTCAGCCTGCCTCGCTGCTGAATACGGTTCTGCGCCGTATGAATCAGGAGTCGGGCGGTAACCCCAAGGCCATCAACAATTGGGATATCAACGCCAAGAACGGTGTTCCGTCCAAGGGTCTTATGCAGGTGATTGACCCTACGTTCAACGCGTACGCGGGCAAGCTCCGTGGTCGTGGTGTTTGGGACCCGCTAGCGAACGTCTACGCCTCTATGCGCTATGCAATGTCGCGTTACGGTTCGCTGTCTTCCGCGTACAACCGTACGGGCGGATACGACAACGGCGGGTTTCTACAGCCGGGGGCGACCCTTTCGGCTAACGACTCGGGTAAGCCTGAGCCGGTCTTCACCGCTAGTCAGTGGTCGCAGATTTCCACACTGGCTAACCGGGGCATGGTTGCCGGTAACGGTGGCCTACAGCCGGGGGACACGCTCATTCTGTCGCCCGATGGGCGCACGCAGTTTGAGGCGTACGTTGACCGGCGCGCGGATGACCGGATCCATAAGGGGCTAATCGGTCCCGCTTCTCTCGGAAGGGTTCTGTAGTGCCTGAGGGTGAAGACACGGCGGTTGAGGTTCCTCGTTACGAGGAGACAACCGACGAGAACGGCAACACGGTGATTATCGGGTATCCGTCGGACGGCGCTACGGCTGTCTACCCGGAGGACTCTGACACCACGTCGGACGGCTCTCCGGGGCCCGGTCCCGCTCCGTCCAGTGAGGAACCCCCTCAGGGGGGCGCGTAATCGCCTAGGAGCGTTCCTAGGTTCATCTGTACCCCGGTGAGTCTCACGAGGGCTCACCGGGGCCCTAGGAGGTTTCTTAGTGGCTTTCGTCAACCCGAACCTACTCACTGACCCGGCAGCAACCACCTTTGAGGGTGGCACGCATGCTTGGACGGATCCGACGAGCAACACGACGCTATCTGTTGTGACGGGTCAGTATCTGTCCGGTACTTACTCGCTGAGGTTCACTGCCAAGGCTACGGGTACCGTTCAGGCGTATTCCCCGTACGTGACCGGCGTACAGGAGGGGAAGACGTATCTAGCGCGCATTCCGGCGCGTATTCAGGCTGCTTATGCGGGCAAGGTCTTTACGGCGCGGATTCTGTTCTACGCCGATAGCGGCCCTAATATCGGCTCGTTCAACTACTCGACTTCCCCTAGCGCCACTAGCACGGGTTGGGTTCTCGGCAACTATCCGACCATTAGCGCGGTTGCCCCTCCGACCGCAACCAAGATGCGCATTGCGTTTATCGCGGACAACATCACGATTAACGATTACGTCAACATTGACGACGTGTACCTAGGTGAGGCGCCGGTTATCCCGGGCAACCTTTACGGGTATGACGTGCAGTCGGTTGAGTCGGGTATTGACGGTTGGGGTGCGTCGGGCTCTACTCCGGGCACGGTGTCTTGGGGTACCGGTCCCCGATACGACGGTTTCCGTTGTGTCGGCATTACAGCGAACGCATCGGGCACTCAGTATCTCCGCACGAACACGACGGTTCCGGTTACTCCGGGCGTTGAGTACGTGGCTGAGGGGTGGCTATTCAGCCCAGTTACGTCTACTGCTGACGCGCTTATCCAGTGGTACGACGCGGGCGGGGCGACGCTTCCGGCCTCGTCGTTGTCGCGCTCGCTCACGTCGGGCGCATGGAACTACCGGATTCTTTCTGCGGTTGCTCCTGCCGGGGCTGCTACGGCTCGTCTGTACTTCCGGCCGGTTGCTCTTGCCGTTGGGGACGCTTTCTATCTTGACGAGGCGGCTCTAAAGCCTGCCCCGAATGCGGCCGGTAACCTTCTGACGTACGACGAGTATTCGACGGAGGCCACTCAACCGGCTTGGACGTGTGATGACGCCACCCTGTCGCGTGACTACTACACGTCTACTGCTACTGACGGCCGGTACGTTCTTGCTATCCGTCCGACGAGCAACACGATTGTCAACGCGAGCCTTGACCGGCTAATCCCGGTGACTGAGGGCACGTCCTATCAGGCTCGCACTACGATCCTGCGGCACAATCCGAATACGGCTGAGTCCATCCCGATTACGGCTCGTACGCGGATTAGTTGGTTTGACGCATCGGGGACGCTGCTTGAGGTTGATGAACCTGACCAGTTCGCAACGATCTATGACAGTGCTGCGTATGCGGGAATCCTGGTTGCAGAGACGCGCACGGCTCCTACTGGGGCAGTGTTCGCGCGGTTCGGTATGGAAATTGACCACACCAACACCCCTGCTGATTTCTACTACGCCGATAAGATCCAGTTCTATGTTTCCGATCCGCTCTATGAGCTGTCGGTAAACGACGACGCGGGTTACGTGCGGTTGAAGCTAAATTACCTTCCGCCCTCATCTACTACCACGGTGACCATTTACCGGGTTGACGAGGACGGCAAGACTACGTTTCTGCGCGGGTACGGAATCGACTATGACGGAGCCCCGTACACTCAGGGTCCGATTCTCGTTGAGGACTATGAGGCGCCGCTAGCTAGTCGCGTTTGGTACGCCACTGAGTGGCGCAACGGCAGCACGTTGACGGCGCGCATGTTGACTCAGACGGTTACGGCCCCGGTGTTGTCGAATCCGGATTACGTTTGGTTCAAGTCTCCGGGCATTCCGGCGCTGAACACTACGGTCATGGTGGAAGCCCCGATCAAGTGGTCTCGTGAGGCACGGCAGGCGCTGTACGCGATTGTTGGTCGGCGTAACCCGATTGCCATCACGGACGCCAGGCAGGGTCGTAAGGCTAGCCTTTCGCTCCTCGTGTGGGACGAGGCGAGTAACGCGCTCTTTGACGCGCTGCTTGATACGGGGCTCACGGCCCTGATTCAGGCTATGCCGGGTTACGGCGTTGACGGGAACCTGTACCTCTCCATTGGTGGGGTTGAGGTTGAGAGCGTCACGAACGCTGCAAACATCCCCGGTTGGCGTTGGACGCTTGATGTGTCTGAGGTTGACCGTCCGGCCGGTGGCCTACAGGGCTCGGTCGCGGGTACGTGGCAGACGGTCTTGGATGGCAACAACGCTTGGTCTGACGTGCTTGGTCGCTACGGCGATTGGGCGGGCACGCTCACGAACCCCTAGCAGCTACTGAATTCAGCAACTGACCAGAAAGGGGGCAGTGTTGCTAAGCGTCAGCCCTAAGTGGGCTCGGGCGCTGACGACGAGCCACGGACTAGTAAGCAAGGTGAATGCCCTTTACGGCGGGTCTCTCGTCGCTGAGGACATTCCCTTTGTGAGCGGGTCCGTGAAGGTGGATAGGGGCAGTGAGACACGGCGCTCACTGTCCCTTACCGTTGCTGACCCTCGTCAGTTCCCTAAGGCTGAAACCGACTTGTTCGGTGTGTACGGACAGCAACTCTACGTTGAGCGTGGCATTCGCTACCTTGACGGCTCAACGGAATCGGTCCCGCTTGGCACGTTTGTGATTACGAGCGTGAGCGGTGACGTGCACACGGGTCCGCTCTCGATTGAGGCGGCGGGGCTTGAGATCCTGCTTAAGCGGGCTCTGTTTGGCTCGGCGACGAGCACCAAGGGTGCCCGGGATGCTGCGGCATTCATCGGCGCGCAAATCGCGGACACGCTTCCCCTTGCCGGGTTTGTTGACCGCTCGTCCAGTGGTGGCCGTGCGCTTCCCACTAAGACTTGGGATGCTGGCACGGATAAGTGGGCGGCTCTCTCTGAGGTTGCCCTGTCTGCGGGTGCTGAACTGTTCTGTGACGCGTACGGCACGTTCGTGCTTGCTGACATTCCATCGGTCAAGGACTCAAACCCCACGACCGTTTGGGACGTGTCTGCGGGTGAGTCTGGCGTGATGGTGTCGGCTCAGCAGTCGCTTACCAGTGACGAGGTTTACAACCGGGTCACGGTCGTTGGGGAAAACGCTGAGGACAACAAGCCCCCGGTCTCCGCAACGGTGTCCATCACGGACAGCACTGACCCGCTCCGCTATGGGGGACCGTTCGGCAAGGTTGTTAAGCGGGTGTCCTCAAGCCTCGTCACGACCAATGCGGACTGTAACGCTATGGCGCTTGCGCTCTTGCGTAAGGGGCGTGCGCCGAACCGTTCGGTCTCTTTGTCTGCGGTCCCCAACCCTGCGCTAGATGCGGGGGATTGGATCCGGGTGGACTACGGGCCCGGCATTGACCCTGAGTTGCACCTAGTGAACGCCTTTGATGTTCCGCTCTCGACCGATGGGGGAGCGTTCAATATCGACACCATCGGGGGACGGGACGAGGATCAAACGTAATGGCCGCTGTAGACAAGCTACTTGGTGCGGCAGTTCAGTCCGTGAAGACTTCCGGGCTCGTCGAGTCGGTTGCCCGCATGGGTGTCGTCTCAGCGGTCAACTCCGATGGTTCCATTGATGTTTCGCGCGCCGGTGACACGTTCCCTAGCGTGAGGCTCTTGACCGGCTATCAGAGCCCCGCTGTTGGTGACTCGGTGCAGATGGTTAAGACCATGGGCGGTTGGGTCTGTGTGGGCGCCTACCAGGCTGCTACGCCTAGTCCTCAGTGGGTCTCTGCCTCGCTCGTGAGCGGCTACTCAAACAGCGGAAACAGCAACGGCACGGTTCAGTATCGCCGGATCGTTGACCATGGCTCAACGTTCGTTGAGTGGTGCGGCGGCATGTCGTGGGCTACCTCGGGTAGTCCTCCGAACGGCGGTGAGTTCTTCACCATGCCGACCGGCTTTCGCCCACTGTCTAAGCGCTCTGTTGCGGCGGCTGCTGGTGGCGTCCCGCTAAAGATCGATTTCAACCCGGACGGCGGTTGTGTGCTCATCCCGCCCACCGGCGTTACTACGTGGTGCAGCGTCAACGGCGTCCGCTACCGCATTGACTAAGGAGTCCCACCTATGCCCCTAACTGACTCGTACGGGCAGAACATCCCGTACCCCACGCTTACCGATAAGCCCAATGCTCAGTCCCTCGCTGAGGGTCTGGTTACGAACATGACCCCCAAGCTAGTCATGTCGTTCACTTCTGCGGTGACCCGTGGTGCCACCATTAAGAAGCCCGTTGAGGGCATGGTGACTTGGCTCAAGGATGTCAACCTCCTACAGGTGTACGACGGTTCCGCTTGGGTGTCGTTCGCGGCGGGCACGAATACTTGGAAGTCGCCTTCCCTTGCGTCCGGTTGGACGAACAACGGCAACTCTCAGGGCAACTTTCAGTATCGGGTGGTCAACCTCTTCGGGGAAGACACGATCATGTTTCGTGGTGGGCTCTCCCGCTCCTCGTACCCAACTTCCATCCCCTCGTACTTTGAGCTGAACACTACGCCGCTTCCCTCGTCTGCTCAGCCTGCCTCGCTCCGGACCATTTCGGTTCCGTGCTCGGATGCCGGGTCGACCCGGATCACGCTCAAGCTAGACATCACTACGGATGGTTGGCTACGGCTGTACGGAATCAGCCGACCGAATGACCTACCTCAGTGGGTCGGGTTTAACGGCTGCTTCACGTCCCTCTAGCAACTACTGATTTCAGTAACTGACTTACCCCCGTCCGGTAGGGCACGACCGGGCGGGGGTTCCCTTTTCCCTGAGAGGAGCTACCCGCATGGGTACTGTTTGGGTTTCTGGCGCTGAGCGCCTAGGTAGCGGCAACATTGGCGGGGCTATGGACAGCCCCAACCGCCCGGCTCGTGTGGTCTGGCACACGACCGAGAGCGGCGCGGGTAATGCTGCGTTCAACTCGGTTGGGAAGTACCTGACTTCCATCGGCGCTGAGCCGCACTTCCTGTACGACCCGACCACGGACCGGCTCGGGCAGTACGGTCCGCTTGACCAGTCTGGGCGCGCGCTCAAGAACGATGGCAACACCCGCACGAACCGCACCGGTCGGGCGTGCATTCAGATTGAGGTACTTGGGCGCGCTGCGACCCCGTTCACGG